TGCATCGCCCGTGAGCCTCGGTCCGTCGCTTCCGCGATCCCCGCCGCGGAGGAAATTCCACACCGCCCCCGCAACGTTCGTGATCTTGTCCCACAGCATCTTCAGGAACCCCAAGATGTCATCTTTGTAGGCAAGGAAAAGCGTGATCGCCCCGACGATGCCCATGATCGCAGCCGTGACCGGGTTGCTCGCGGCGAACACGGCCATCGCCTTGGACAGCCCGAACAGCGCCTTGCCGACGCCTGCGAACGCACCCGCGAGCGAGAGGCACTTGCTGGCGATGTCGACCCCCATCAGGATGCCGAAGCCCATCAGGATGCCCTTGGCGCCCCCGACCATGTCGAGGAGCCTGCCGATCTCTCCGATCGTCTCGCCGATGCCTTCCACGACCGCGTTCCAGTCGATCTTCTCGAGCGCGCCCGCGAACTCGTCGACCATCTCCTTGAGCTTCTGCCCGATGATCTCCTCGTTGTTGCGGATGATGTCCTCGAGGATCGGGATCAGCTTCTCGAACGCGGGAGCGAGAGCGCCGCCGATGCGTGCGCTCGCCACCTTGCCGAGCTGCTTGAGCTCGCCCAGCTGGTCGTTGAAGGCTGCAGACGCCTGGATTGTCTTCTCGTCGAGTATGAGCCCGAGCTTCTCGGCCCGTTTGCCCATCTCGTCGAGCGAATCAGCGCCGCCGGACAGCACAGGGATCAGCCCCGCGCCCGACTTGCCGAACGCAATGGTCGCGATCTGCAAGCGCGCGGCGTTGTCCTTGTTGTTCTTCATCGCCTCGGCGAGGTTCCGCATGATGTCCGCGGACGAGCGCATCTTGCCGTTCGCATCTTTCAGCGGAATGCCGAGGTGCTGCATCAATGCGGCAAATTCCTTGCCTGATCCTGCCGCGGCTGCGTTCATCTGCTGCCCCAGCTTGACCAGCGCGTGCTCCATCTCCTCAGCGGACGAACCGCCGAGACCCGCCGCATACTGGAGTTTTTGGAGTTCGGTCGTTCCGACGCCTGCGCGCTGCGCGGCCTTGTCGATCGCGTCGCCCAAGTCCGAGAATGTGTGGACCATGGCGCCGAGGCCGACAAGCCCGCCGCCCGTCAGCATCGCGAGCGGCTTGCCGAGCATGGAGCCGAGTCTCCCCGCCTCCTGCCCGACATGCTTGATCGACTTGTCGAGCTTCTGGAACTCCTTCCGAATGCCTGCGAGAGGCTTGCTCAAGCGGTCCCGCAGGCTCAGAACAGTTTTTAATTGATATTCCTTACCTGCGGCCATATTGTGCCTGTCTCTCTCTGCAAATCATGTTGGTCATCCGCATGAGCTTCGTCACGTCCGAGATCGGACGCTCCTGAAGCTCAAACGGATTCAAATGCCAGAAGTAGGACATTCGGAAGATGTCCCGCTCGAAGTCCTTCAGGTCGGCGTTTCGCCCGCAGGAACGAAAAAAGGGACGATCGCCTGGACGCACGCGAGCGTGTCGCGGACGGACACAAGGTCGAACGCCTTTTCCTCGATGTTCGCAAGCCGCACCAGGTACTTCATCATTTCGGTAACGGCCTGAGCCTCTGTTGCCCCGTCGGTGGTGCCGGGAATGCCCAGCTCCTTGAGGTCCTTGAATGTCGGCTCGCGGAAGGTGATCTCGCTGATCACGCCTCCGCGATACTTCACCGGACTCTTTAACTGCACGGTGACTGCTGCCATCGTCAGCTCCAGTCGCCGCGGATGCCCTGGAACGTCAGGGACACCGTGCCGTCTTCAGGGCTGAAATCAGCCTGCGGACCGAGGAACGCGCCCGAAAGCGTGTAGATCATCCCGTTCGCAAGCCGCGCGACCACCGTCATGTCCTCGCCTTCGGCAAGGGCGCGGAGATCCGTCTCAGGCTCCACGACGAAATCCCCTGCGATCTGCGGCTGGACTGGCGTCTCGGAGAAACCCACGACTCGGCCGGAGCCGAGTACGGGTTCGCGGATGACAGTGTTTACCGGGATCGAAAGATTCCCCGACAGGCTCAGTTCCTGCCCGTCGACCGTGATGTAACAAGTGCCTGCTACTCTAGCCATTTGTTACCTCCTCAATATTGCAGACGGAACTGGCACAGCGTCGCAAAGATGCGCAACTGGTTGACCAGATCGGGTCCGATGGACACGTTCAGGCGGTTCGGATCGGTCGCATCGCGCTCAACGATCAGAGCTTGCTTGAACGCCTCGAGGTTCTCGACCAGCGCGCGTTCTTCGAGCTTCTGGTACTGCGCGATGAGCTCGCCGCGGATGATCGCGGGAGTCACGACAGCCTGCCCGGCTCCGAAGTGGACGTCGTCGTTCGCGAGCTTGTGACGACCGTACTTGCTCGTGATGATGCTCTTCAGGTCCCTCAGGATGTACTGGAGAGTAAAGAGCGTCTGCACGTCCAGATAGCTGTTGTCGCTCACGCCGTACGCGTTCTTCTGATAGGTCGTGATGCTGCGCTCGATCCTGACATAGCCGCCTTGTGTGTACTCTGTCGCGATTCCGTTGGTGAGCAGCGTCTGCTTCTCGGTCAGCGTGAACCGCGCGCCAGCGGGAGCGGAGACGATGCCTGCGAGCTCGAGCGTCTGCAAGGGTCTCGCGGGATCATTGCTCAGGCTCTTGTAAGCCCTCGCCACCCAGGCGCCGAGCACCTCGACCGCAAGGGAAGCCATGCCCGGCTCGATGCCGACCACGGTCTCGTGCTGGTTGTTGCGGGTCGCACCAAACGACTGGAGAGCCGCAACCGTGCCGCGCATGCAGGAGAACACATGCCCGTACAACTGCCTGGTCGGGGACCAGCGCCCTGTGATGTCGTCGAACTCGGCCTTGAGAGCGTCGAGGCTCGCGGCGTCCGCGAAGGGGCAGGCCACGAGGTCGTACTGCTCATCGCCCATTGCCGCGATTGCGTCGGCAAGAGCGGGAGCACCTGAGCCGCCTGCCATCGCAGAGACAGCAACGCTCACACCCTCGGGCAGGGATTCGCCGGCTGCGTAGCCCTGACGGTTCACCGCGATGGAAATGTCATTGCCGAACGCCCCGGCGTTCTTCGCCTGGAGCGTCACGGTGCCGCTCGACGCAGCTGCCGTGACAGGCAGCAAAACGTTCGCATTGATGGCTGCGGCAAGGTTCGTCGCGATCGTCGCGGCGGCGTCACCGGACGCGACACCGACAGCGACGCGGGTCGACCCGACGTACGCGAAGAGCGTCCCGGCAGCGGTCGCGGTGCCCGTGATCGTGAATGCGCCGGACGCGGACGCGCCGGACGGATCCGCGACAGGGATCGCCCACACTTCGCCGAACTGGTCGTTGGACCGATATGCGGCGTTCATGATCGCGAGCTGGGAGCCCACGCCGAACAGCTCGCGGCCGCTCGAGACGGACGTCACGAGCACCGGCTTGTTCACCTCTGCCGTGCCTGCGTCGGTTTTCTGCCCGATCAGGAGGACCTTGAGGTCGGTGACCGCCGTATTCGCCAAGGAATTGTCAACCTCGGCATAAAACAGCGGGACCCGGATCCCTGCGGGCACATTGGAAAAAGAAATAGCCATTATTCCTCTCCGTAGATGCCAGTAATTTGATGCTTGACTTCAGGCGCCCCCTCTGCGAGGGAGACCGTCGTGTACATCGAGTCGAAACGGTCGAGGTCCTCGATCATCGCGCCCTGAGCGGTGTCCTCGTCGTCGAGGTCATCGACGGACGAGAACGTGAGCGTCTCGACGAGCCGGTATCTGTTCAGATACGGCACGTTGACAGACTGCCCCGCGAACTCGATGAACTGACCGTCTGCGACGCGGGCGCCCAGGATTGCGCGGAAAATCTCAGACTTCAGGTCTTCGACCGCGTCGTGCCCCTCCCGCCCCGACTCATCGTCCGAAGCGAGACGCACAGCGACAACGACATCGAAGCTGTCCTCGATCTCCTGCCTGTACTTCGTGCTGATCGTGGCCTTGCGGGCCTCGGTTGCACGGGGCACGACATAAGCGCAAGGGAGTTTCGGGTTCGTCGTCTCGTCCATGCGGGTGAGCGCGGCGAGCCCCAGCACCCTGCCCTCAAACGAAGGACAACCGGCGCGGAGCACCTGGATGATTGGAGCGAGTTTCATAGAATCCCTATCGGCTTGAGAGCGTCATCCATTGCTTCAGCCATCGCTTTCTGCAAATTAGAGACGCCGACCTTCTCGGTTGCCGCGACCATGAAGTTCGCGCGCGGAGCAGCGACCTTGCCGCCGACCGTCTTGCGGTGCTTGCGGTTGTCTTCTGCCGTGCGCGTCTTCGGACCGCGATGGCCGTAGACCACGAAGGCGGGGTAATAGTCGCCCTCGCTCAGGATCGGGCGGATCGTCGCGCCGAATCCGCTGCGCCAGACTTTCGTCTTGACGCTCTTTTGCATCCTTCCCGTCTGTTTGCCCGGCATCGCGCCCGGCTGGGAGACTCCCTGCGATGAGATGAGCCTCCTCGCCTGACGCTGCACCTTGCCTGCTTCCTTGCGGAGCCTGCGCTTGAGCACCTTGACGTCAAAGTCTGCAAAACGGAACGGACGCTCGATCTGAGCGTTCACTGCGAACAGGTCAGGCATCTGTCAGCTCCTCGGCTTCGATCTGCGTGAACAAGTGGAGACCGTTCACGTCGGTCAGCCGTTTCACCTGATAGCGCCTGCCCTCGATTTCGAGCTCGACCATTTTCGGGAAGTCCTGCGGGCGGGTCCTGCCGGGCTCGAAACGCACCCAGATGCGATGCGTCACGCTCTCGTCGACCTGCACGCCGTTCCAGTAGATGCCCGAGCCGACCGGCTCGACCTTGCACCTGCGGCTAAACAGGAAGGTGCGCTCATCCTCGGAGTCGTACTCGCCCGAAGCGAGAGTCGTCACCGAGTAAAAGCGCGCGTTCCTGACCAGCTCGCCCGGCGTCGGAATGCTATTCATACAGCCTCCACGGGTCGAGCAGGTTGTCCCCGAACGGCAGGGGATGCGCCTCCGCATCGGCCGCCAGCTCCCTGTGGGAGTACCAGTAACCAACTGTCAGCGCGATCCATTGCCGGATCGGAGCAGGAACATCGCAGGGGCTCTCGCACGGGAGGCCGCCCGACCGTGTGGTCTGACCGTCCTCGTCCGTTCCATCGTTCTCGCGGGCGATGATTGGCCGATGCATCCGGTGCTCGGCGAGCATCGTCGCGCTCAGGATGTACGACTCAATCAGCAGGTCGTCGAGGTCATGCTCGACTCGCAGCTGCGCCTTCGCATACTCGAGCGTGATCGCGGGCTGGGCCCCGGAAACATCAACCATTTTTTACCCCTTGAGATACGCCTGAATGGTCAGAGCATCAGGACCACAGATCGCCGCCGACGAAGGCAGCGGGAGCTTCGACGGACAGCGCGAGACGACGCTCGGCGCGGACCGTGATGAGGTTCTTCTGGACGTTGTCCTCGTCCTGTTCGAACAGTTCGATGACAGCGCCCGCGCGGTTCCAGATGTTCGCCATGCTGGAATCGCCGACCAGGAACTTGCCGGCGGCAACGTTGCTGGACAGCACGACGCGGAGACCCCAAACGGTCGGGACGTCATCGCTGGTCGGATTGCTGACCAGGTAGATGCCGTCGGTGGTCTTGAGCCCCATCACGTTGGCGTCGAAGTCGGCCGGGTTCATGATCACGATGTTCGGACGGAATCCAGCCACGCGGACCTTCATCGCAGACTTGCGGATCAGGTCGAGGTTTGTCTCGGTCGTGCCCTGGGTCAGGCCGTGAGCGGTGTAGTTGCCGGCGGCGAACAGACCCTTGAGGTGCGGAGCGGTGCCGGAGCCGACGAGGATCTCAGCCTCGACCTTGTCGGCGAGCCCCTGAAGCATGCGGGCGTTGATGTACTGAGCGAGCGCGGGAGCGTCGGCAGCCAACTGTTTCGTGATCTTCAGCCAGTGAGCCACGACCTGCACGGGTGCCTGAACGTTCTCGTACGTGATCGCGGACTCGGGCTTGGCAGCGCCTTCAGCCGTGGCGGCGGCGTTGTTCGTGAACGCCGTCTCGCGGGCGTACTCGATGAGGTTGGCAGAGGTGGAGAACGCGGGAAGCACGTCCTCGACCATCAGCTCCTGACGCGGAAGCGCGGGAGCGACGCGGGCGAACGGGACGGTCGGCGCGGAGATGGTGTTCTTCAGGAACACGCGGGCGCGGCCGGCGCGGCCTTCGGAGAAGGCCTTGTAAGCCTCGGACTTGACGAACTCGGCACCGGCGGAAGCGTCAGCCTTTTCAGCAGCTGCGGGCTTCTGAGCGGCGCGGCGGAAATCGTCCTGCAGCGCGGCCAGCTTGGTTTCCAGTTCGGCGATGCGGGGATCGCCCTTCTGGAGGGAGTCAATCTTGGCCTCGACGGCCTTGATCATTTCAATCATGTCGTCCATTTCGGACTCCTTTTAAAGTTTGTTTACGATGCGGCTCAGTGCCGCCTTGATTTCTGCCTGTCGCTTTGCCTCAGCGTCTCGCTGATTCTCCGCATCGACAACAGACTTCATGCGCGAGACGA